GTGACAAAGAACAAACCTGATGATATACATAAGAGAATTCGAAAGAATGTTTTGAAAGTTAAGGTTATTGGAGATAAAACAGTCAATACTCTAGTTCTAGGAATAAAGAGTAATTATGCGGTTATGAACAAACACTCGCTTGGTTTTGATCGGAAGAGTTGGACAATCAAGTTTCCAGCAAATGGTCAATTTGAACAGTGCACATCTTGGCATTCTAGTTCCCTTAGAGCTTGTGATATTATAACAGTTACTGATGATATGGTACTGTTTTCACTTGCTAATAGACTTTTTGCCGATATTACGGAGTTTTTGACTGATGAATTCGTCTCTAGTTGCCCAGGCTTCGTGTGTACGGATAGTTTGTACAAAACTACGTTGGTATTTACTCAAACTGTGTATGAGGTTCCAGAACAGGTCTCCCATGACAAGTTTACTGTTGCTAATCCTATTACTTACAACTGGAGTGGACATGCGGTTTCTAAATGTGGAACTCCTCTACTGGCCACTTTTGGTAAGAGTCATGTGATCGTGGGGATCCATTTTGGAGCCCAAGAACATACTGATAATTGCTTTGCGATTCGCTTTACCAAAAACCAGATTCTTGAAGCTACAAAATCAGTTCCCACCGTACTCATGGAATTGGCATCTGAAGGTGAGTTAGATATTAACCTATCGAATCCAACCTCCCGAAGTCCAGTCTTTTATGAAGATCTGACCGGAGCTCGTTATTTTGGTAGAACTGATAGGAAACTAGCTTTTAACCGCAAGAGCGCTGTTGTAAGCACACCTTTTATAGATGATGCTGAAAACATGTTTCCTATATCTATGCGTGATGAGAATGGAAAGTACAAATATTGCGCTCCCCCTCTCCGACCGTTTACTAGAAATGGTGTTTATTATTCCCCTTTCAATCTAGCACTCATAAAAATGACTCAAGGCGAAATGCCCATCAATATGAACGTGGTTGCTAAGAGTATTAATGCTGTAGTTAATAAATTGTCTGAATTTGAATTTCAAGTAAGACCTTTAACGCTGCAGTCTGCTATCAATGGGGTAGTAGGTACCAAAGCTAATAGGATTAATGCTGCC